ACGCCATGACCGGCGGGCTGCAGAAGTCGGAGTTGACGATCATTGCATCGAGGCCTTCGATGGGCAAGACGGCCCTGGCTATGAACATAGCCCAAAATGTAGCGATCGGCAAAAAAAATATCGTGGCCATCTTCAGCTTGGAGATGTCGCGCTCATCTCTTGAGCGTAGAATGATGGCGTCGAGGGCTTGGGTCAATGTGCGGAAAGCGCAGGAGGGGATATACCTCAACCGGGACGAGCGCATAAAACTGGAGACAGCTTTAGGGGATTTGGTTGAGTCCAACAACATCTTCATTGACGATTCGGCAACTCTGACGCCGATACAACTGAGAGCGAAGGCTCGCCGGCTCAAGCAGAGGCAAGGCAGACTCGACCTCATCATTGTCGATTATATGCAACTGATGTCCGCTGGCGTGAAGACTGGCAATCGGCAAGAGGAGGTTGCGTACATCTCCCGTTCACTGAAAGCGTGCGCGAAGGAATTGGAAGTTCCGGTGATAGCCCTGGCGCAACTTCACCGTGGTCCAGAGCAAAGAACAGACAAGCGGCCCATACTCGCCGATCTTCGTGAATCGGGACAAATCGAGCAGGACGCTGATGTTGTGGCGTTTATCCACCGCGAATCCTACTATAATCACGATGAGGATATAAGCGAGTCAAAGAAGGCCTTGGCGGAATTGATCATCGGCAAGCAACGCAACGGACCAACTGGCATCGTAAGGCTCGCATTCGTCAGCCAACTAACAAGGTTCGACAATCTAGCAAAGGGGTGACCATGGACACAATCTCAAAGCAAGTACGCAGCGTTCTCTTCAACTTCGGTATTGACATTGCAAGCGTCACGGATGATAATACCCTTGTGGATGATCTTGGTCTGGACTCGATCGAACTGATCGAACTCGCCCAGGATCTCGAAGAAGAGTTTTACATTGAAATCCCCGACAGCGCGATCACAGCGGCGATGACGGTTGGACAGGTTGTGGACGCGGTGAAGAATCTGAAAGGAGTTACATCTTGAGCGATCAGGATCGGTATGTAAAGGCGGCTCACGCAATGCAATCCGGTGTGGCTGTGTGCATGGAGAGAGGTACTGCGGAGACAACCCCGAAGCACCTGAGAGTTGGTGTGAACTCTGCCATGGTCAACGATGCGGCGATTGCGCGCCTGTTGATCGGCAAAGGCATCATCACCCTGGCAGAGTATGAAGGGGCTGTCGCCGACGAGATGGAGCGCGAAGTAAAGCGCTACGAATATCGGATCGACTCAACTGGCAAGGTTCATTTGGTTTGACATACCGCTGAGAGGCGGTAAATGCGCGGCAGGTGTCCGGAAGCCTGTCATGTACACATAGCCGGAGTGGAGATGGCGCAAGCCTAAATCGAGGCCGGACCGCGCAAAAGTTTCAACGCAGAAAGGAATAGATATGCCACAAGACCAGAAGTTGTTTCGAGAGATGAGCGAACCGCATGAAAGCCGGGAGGCTCTTCAAGCAGCGCACCACCAATTCTTCGAGGAAGTCATGGAGTTGCGCAAGAAGCACAAGATTGCCAATATCCTGCTGATCTACGCAGACTCCTACGAATCCGATGGAGAAGAAGCCGAGATGTTAGGCGCTTCGATGATTGGGGATCAAACGAGGGCTGAGTCTATGTGCGCCTTTGCTTATGGCTCATTCAAGCGGCAACGCGAGGAGATGCTCGCGATACTGTTGAGCGGAAAACAGTAACATCACTTTCAACGCACCACAAATCCAAAGACGAGGAGAAAGAGAAAATGGCACACGCAACATCGTTTGACACGGAACGGCTCAGCGAAGAGCAGATCGAAGAAGCCAACAAGCGCCTGGAGAAGCTCAACCCGGCGCATCAACCCGCAGCACCCGCAGCAGAACCTCCGGCCGGCGCCGCGAAGGAGCGCAAATCCAACCGTCCCGCAGGGACCAAGGGCGTTCTCTTGCAGCTCAACCCGGACCAGTACGCGGCCCTGGAAGCGGCGGCCAAGGCTGAACGGCGCACCGTGGCGAACTACATTGCCATCTGCGTCGAGGACAACTTCACCAGTTTTATCACCCTCAAGTAACGGCATCTGCCGGCGAGAAGAGACGAGTTGACGGCGGGTGACGTAAAGTTGCCCGTCGTTTTAATTTCACGCTTGCAATTGGTTTTGCTTTGTGTCTATAATGGAAATCGTAAGGAAAGGAACCACCGATGCGAACCTCATTCCAACAGGGATCGATCGTCAGAGTCGAGCGCAAGTGCGGCGCAGCATGGCGTTTTCGTTGGAGAGAAGGCGATGTCCAGCGCAGCGAATGGGTTGGCACTGTCAAGCAATTTCCACTGCGCGCCCAGGCCGAGAAAGCCGCCGAGCGCTTCCGCAAGCTGGCCAACTCCAACGTCGAGTGCATCACCATGGCCGACCTCATCGAGAAATTCTGGAAAGAATCCCCACCGGAGCGCGAGACGACCGCCGCATCCTACCGCAGCATCTTCAAGCGGATCGAGGCGCAGTGGGGCGGTCTACGCATAGACGCCTTCTGCCGGGAAGTTCTGGCCGTCGAAGCCTGGCTGAAAGACCTGCCGGTGATCGGGCGCCATCCGAAGCGCGGCCCGGCCATCCCGGTGTCGGCGCTCTACCGCGGCCAAGTCCGGAACCTGCTCCACCTGCTGATCGAGAAGGCGATGCTCTGGGGTCATGCCCAAGTTGATCGGAATCCCATGGATCTCATTCGACTGAAGGGATCCTCGACGCGCGCCAAGGAACTCGTCATCCTCACGCTACCGCAGTACCAGGCATTGCTCGACGATCCACAGTTGCCGGAGGTCGTGAAAGTCATGGTACAAATGGCGGCAGGGCTCGGCTTGCGCGTCAGCGAGATTCTCGGCCTGAAGTGGGACGACACTGACTTCGAGGCGAAAACCATCCACATCCAGCGCAGCGTAGTCCACGGCAAGGCCAACGACACGAAGAGCAAGACCTCGGCGGCCACGTTGCCGCTGCATGACGCGCTCATCGAAATCCTGCGCGGCTGGAAGGCGCACGAAGCACTCAAGAGCCGCTGGATATTCTGCTCGGAGCGGACTGGACGGCCACTGGATCGCGACTGGTTGCGCGCGGAGTACCTGCAGCCGGCTGGCGAGCGTATCGGCGTGCCGGGGCTGGGCTTTCATTCCCTAAGACATCTCTACCGCGCCCTGCTCCGCAAGATGGATACTCCGCTGGAGGTTCAGAAGAACCTTTTGAGGCACAGCAAACTGGCAACGACGATCGACATTTACGGCGGCAAGGACGACGCGGAGCGGTTGAGGCCGGAGAATGCCAAGGTTGTCGAGATGCTGCCACGGAGGACCGCGTAATGGCTCATCTGCGTAACAAGGGCGATACGAAACATCTGTCAATTTCCAAACTCAGCCGTCTTACAAAAAAAGACTTGCGAGAGATGGAGTGCTTGAAGTTTGTCGTAACCAAGCGCCATGAGACATTGGCTGTTCTTATTCCCTATAGTCAATACTGCGAGATGCGAGGATTGCGCAGATGACCAAACATAAACTCTTTGCGAGTGGTATGGGTTATGGCCGAACCTTCTACGCTGACGAACCGGAAGATTTGGCCTATCTGAAGCAACTCGCCAAAGAAACGCGAGGCGACGAGAGCCGGTGGCCGGAGTTAAGTTTGAGGATTTACGGTCGCCCCAAGAAAGAGGTGAATCCATGAGCGACAAGAGATACTTAGTGCTGGAACAGATGATAGACGCTATTATGGCTGACACGTGCATTGTAGCAGTGGTGAACGGCAAAGGCATAAACCTAACACGTCCTACCGCAAAGGAAATTGCTCGGCGCGTTCTGCGCTGGCAATCAGAGAACCGGACTCTTCCCGACGAAAAGGTTGTGCGAGAATTGTTGGAGGATTCTCTCCAGTATTGGTTTGTAGGCGATACTGCGCTAAAGAAAGAGGCGGCGTTGTCTATTCACACCCGGCTGAACGCTTTATGGAGCGAGCATCAGCGCCTGATGTTCCTCGCGCCGGAGCCGGAAGTGGACCGAGTTGACTTCTTCACTAAAGGCTCGGATGGCGCGTATCGTCCGTTTCCTCCAACTGAAGCGCAGGACGAGATGCGCAAGTACTTCGACACCGCTTTTGGCCGCTTCGAGATCGACAACCGCGTGCCACCGGGCGAGATTCGGCTGCACAACTGGAGTGGGCCGACGCTGCTCAAGGTTGATGCGCCGGAGCCGGAAGTGGAGGTTGTGGTCATCGAAACAAAACTCGGCAACAGGTTCAGATGCACGGTGAAGGACGGCATGATCCAAAGCGCGCAATACTATGGACACGATCCAGACGCCCCTCACTGTGGTGAATTATGGCCGAGACGGATTGTGGAGCCGGAAGTGCCGGAGCAGATCAAAGACTTGCTCTTGGTTGACATACGGGAAGGATTCTTCAAGCCGGAAGTAATCAACGAACGCATGGCCGAGTGCTACCGGCGCGGCCAGAAAGCAGGTGCAAAGTGAAACCATCACAAATCGTTTCTTTGTTGTTGAGTCTCTTTATCGTCACACCAATTTGGTTTTACCTCGTGTACACCATTTTGGTCGCCATTCACCCTGACCGTCTGGTCTGGTTCCTTTTCGAGGTATACATCCCGGCGAATATCTTTTCGAGGATCATCGGAGAGATAGCCTACCCGAATACCAAATAACTCTTCCCAAACTTTTCCCGGAAACGGGAATTTGACCGCAAAAACAAACTCCCTTGTCTATCGAACGTTTACAAGGGATGGAAAGGAATCGTATGACACCATCAGAAATTCGTACCCGGCAAGACGCCATCAACAAGGATATGGATAGACGTGAGTCTGTCGATGGACAGTCGGACATTCAGCGCCAGGAAGAAATGATGCTCGGCGTCTGCTTTTGGCTGGCCGAGATTGCCGGGCAGTTGGCGGAAGACCTTGAACACATGAAGAAGATCACCTACCCGATCAACGCGGAGTCGCCGTGGGTGTGGTTGACCTATCAAGGACGGCCATTTGTCGTTGACAGGAACGAGGTGACCGGAGTTGCGCCGTTTGGAACCGCAGTGAGTATTGGCATGAAGGGCCAGCCATGGTCGAAAACCGCTGATGGAAATGTGGCTGAGGTCTGCGCCAAACTCGGAATCCCACTGGAGGCATCATGAACATAGGTGAGCCGCAGCGCGAGATCATCGTCGAACCGATCGAGTTGCCGGAGCCGCTGCGCGAGCAGCCGGAACCCGACCATCAGCCAGAGAGACAGCCCGAAGAGGAGCCAGCCCGTGTTTGATCGCAAAAAACTCGAAGCAATCCTCGACAGCCTTGAGGTGAGTACGCATTTCCCCTC